CCGAGATCGATCATTCCACAGTTACTCCAAGAAATATTGCCCTCGGGAGTGATCAGTAAATTTTCTCTTCCAGAAAAACAAGTCCACCCTAAAAATTTATTGGTGTCGAGTTTCATTAATTGGTCCGGATCCAGCACCGACGTTGATCCATCATTGTATACTGCAACAGTATCTGTGTCTTTTAACCAACTATGAGAAGCTTCCAATTCACTGAATCGTTCTTTGGTAAATTGCCACGTAGGTGGAGTATCCAATAATTCTAACTGCTCAGGAGACCACTGATATGTGTAATTTGCTCCTGCCCAATTATCAACTGGTTTAATCAATATAACTTTTATGTTTTCTAAAGATTTCAATTCAGCGATCCATGAGTTAGCTAGATCCCAATGGGTAGGATCCATCATTACATAAACAATTACAAAACTGTGATCTGTTAAAACTTTGATTTTTTCAATATCAAATTTGTGTTGACTGGGATGCATGGTCAAACACCATACGTCAGCTAGGTCAGCAACTTCTTTGTAAAATCTAGCTGTTCTAACATTATTACTGTCTACCCTGATTTTAATTCCTAGGCTTCGAAGCATGGTTAGTACATCAATAAACTGGGGATGGGTAGTGACTTCTCCTCCAGTAATCCCAATGTATATAGGTTGCGTAAATTGACTGAAAAACTTTTTATAAAAATCTAGATCAATAGTTAAATGTTTTCCGGTTCTAAAGTGAGAGGGGCAGTATTCGCAGGCATAGACACAGTTGGTGGTCATCTGCCAGGTAATTTTTAACGTCTCTCGATTGCCAGATTGAATTTTAATTATTTTTTTCATTTAATCTATCAATTTTACCTTGCCATTCTACATCAACATCTGTTAATATATTTTGTAGTTGCTCAACTATCCAGTCATAATTTTTAATGTAATGATATTTTTTATAACTTTCTTGATCGGGGGTGCTTATTAATGCAGAATCAAAATAGCTTGCAGGATAGTTTTCTAAATCAATTATCGAACCACGGTGTGGATAATACTTAAAATAATTTTCTATCTCAGTTTTTACAAGTTCAATATCAGTATCGTTGGCTGAAAATTCAAAAGGCTGTATTTCATCTCTCTTGTTATAACCAAAACGCTGTGCAATGATTAGGCTTAAAAAAGTATTTAATCTATCGGGTCGTTCGACCACAAAGACTTCATAGATGTTGGAATCTAAAGATTTTTTATACCATTCCTCTATGATCGACGATCGAGCAATATGCGGACCATGTATTTTTAATACAGTGTTTGAATCATCTATTTTATAAAATGCTTTTTTGATTTCTTGATCGTTGTCAAGATCTAAATTAAAGTTGGCAAACACTTCGTCTTTGACAATGGCTCTGCGACATGCATAAAATAACGCAGTGGCTCGTGTTCTTGGCAGAGTGTACAACATTACAGGTTTCATATTTCTATATCCGGGCCAGTAACAGTCCAACCACGTGCTGTTAAGGCATCTTTAAATTTTAAAAACATATCATGATTGAAAAAATATTTGACAAATTGATCTATGCCGTTATCTGTTTCCCAGATAGTTGTAGACGAGTTAGACATGGGATCCCAAACTTTTAAATGCAACGGATAATTTTTTACCCTATAGTCAATATTAGATTGTCTCCACCACACGTCAAACTCAAAAACAAATTCTTCGCCGTATTTCAAACATAGAATCTCTTCGATTGCAGCATCAAATTGTTTATAGTCATTGTACGTTACATTTGAATTGGAAATTTTAATTGAACATCGTTGCATTTTAATATTGCCCCCATCTTATTCGATTCCAAACACGTTCGTGTACAAAGTACAATATTGTATTAGATATCAACTGTATACCAGCTATACTTCCTGCAATGATAAAATTACCAGATATTAAATAACTAATACCAAACGTAGCGCCGCTACCAGTTACACGCCAGCTAATAGCCTTTATTAAACTACGGGTAGCAGTGTCGCTCATTTAAGTCCCAGCTCTCGACGAATCTTTGTGGCACTGATGTCTGTGATGCTTTCATCGAATGTTTCTTCTGCGTGTGTGTACCCAACACCCCTACCCCAACCAATGTGTACAATGTTAGGTACAACCTGTATTTCGTACTGTCCTTGATAGATAGTATCTAAGTCACGCTTGATAAATGCTTTAACTTTTTCTACTTCAAACGGGTTTGATCCTTGCCATCCTTGTACATCACGTATCTGGATAACCACTTGTCCTGTGCGAGTAATTAAACGCTCAAATAGTGCGCGGTGCCCATCATGCCAAGGTTGCCAACGCCCTAACATCTGTACTGTTTCTTTCTTCCAATCAAAGGTAGGACGGCGGCGATTTTCTATAATGTGCTCGCCAATGAATTCTGCCCACTTTTCTGCGTTTTGTTCTGTAATACGGAAGTCATAAACTTCAGGTTCTACAAACATTGCATTGGTGTCAGCATAACGACCCTCGCGGATAGTATCTACCCAGATAGTCCAATCTGCTTTGAAATTGTTTCTCATTTCAACTAAAGGGGCAACAAAGTCACAGATAACATAATCACATTCAGTCATAGCATCTGCTAGGTCACGCATGCGCTTGCTTTGACGAATACGTCCAGCTTCACTAAAATCCCAGTCGTCATATTTTTTACGAACATCGTCAGCATTTAGCCATCCGACCTTTTTCTTTTCTGCTTGTAGATGATCTACAATATGCTGTGCTAGGTAAGTTTTACCTGCTCCTGGCAATCCCATAATTAAAATTCGTTGTGTCATTGGTTGGTTCCTATAATCATATATCTTGTGTACAATGGCAATTTGAGTTCTCCTGCCCATTGTACTTTTATTTGACTCTGTTCTACAAAATGTTCTAGATCTGTTGCGATACGTACATGTTCTGGAATATCATAGTTGTTGCTCTGTAACACTAACAGGCTGTTGTGTGGCATTCCTGTTTTCCATAGATCAAATTGATCCTGTGTGATATGTTCGCAACTGGTATTGATCACAACATCAGCATCACTGCGAATCTCGCACATGTCTGCGGTCACCGCACGAAATCTACCTATGATTTCTTCTTTCTTATTCATCATAGTAGCAATAGATTCGCAGGTTGGATCTATATCAACACTGCGAATATTTGTAATATAAATGTCACTTTGAAACAGCATGCTGGCTAGTACGCCAACCCACCCGCCGTGGATGTCTATACTGACAAACTTGTTTACATTTTTTCGTAGATTAGTGATCAACCATTCCTTGCTGTTGAGTTGACCGCTCCAGAAGGCGTCCATGGTTCGCATGGGATCGGGACTCTGGCGTATGGCCTGCATCCAATAGTGTAGGTGTTCTGTATCTATTTGCATTTAGGTATCTTGCTATCGGCTGAACTAACGCAGCTAGGTGTGATACAGCGTTTGGGTTCTTTGAACAATTCAAAACTGTCTAACGTGCCCAACGGTGCATCGTGACAACTGTAACTTCGTTTGACTTCAGTGCCTCTTATTATAACACTTTGATATCCACTATTGCAACTCCAATCTTGAAATTTATTGAAACCAAATGCATTAAATCGTTCTGCTTGATCGAACAGATACTCTTCTCCAGTCTGATCGTATAGAGCAATTTGATACACTTCCTCTCCCTGTGATGTTTGAGGGAATCCGGTTTGTAATAGGTCGATCATTTCCTTAGTATAACCATCTACCACCCGACTCGCAGTAGGATCGCTCTGAGGTTTGAGTGTGACATTGATTCCGCGAGCATGTAGTCGAGCCATGCGTTCATAAAGCTCATAGAACTTTTCCGGAACCATTACTTGGTTTACAGTAACATGAACAAGTTCGTACTGTAATTGCAGGCATTTGTCTCCAAATTCTTGCTCTTTAGCAAACTCATCGTGAAAAGATGCAGTGATACTTCTACGTTGTAACAATGCTGTGTTAGTACACCAAGTATTCCACCACTTGCTACCTGGACTCAGATTGGTAGTCATGTGTATGCTTTGGTATGTGCTTTCTGTTTCGTCTAGGTGTTTGACCAAATCAGTTAACTGTTTATAAGCAGTTGGTTCGCCACCACTGAAGCTCCAATGAAATTCATTGAATCCATTTTGTCGAGCCTGCCGTTTGATTTCATCTATGGTGTTAGTGTATACTTCTAAAGGCTGATGATCTACCTTGTCCGATCTAGCATATGGCCAACAGTAGCTACAGTTATAATTACAGAAGCGACCCAAAATCCAACTGGTAGAAAACAGTGGCCGATGCAACATAGTGCGTTGCC